GTGTTCGCCTGCGGCGACGTGCAAGACCACACGTACCGACAGGCGATCACCGCCGCAGGTTCGGGCTGCATGGCGGCGATTGACGCCGAGCGCTGGCTCGAACATCAGCACGCGATGGCCAGCAAGTAGCGTGTCGGGCATGGCCGGCAACGTCGTCACTCTCACCACCGCGAACTTCGACGAAACCATTCGCTCGGCGAACACTCCGGTGCTCGTCGACTTCTGGGCGGAATGGTGCGGTCCGTGCAAGCAGATCGACCCGGTCATCCGCGAGATCGCGACCGAGAAAGCCGGCGCCCTCACGGTCGCCAAACTCAACGTCGACGACCACGGCGACATCGCGATGCGCTACAACGTGATGAGCATTCCGACGATGATCGTGTTCAAGAACGGCGCCGAAGTGCGCCGCCTGGTCGGGGCCCGCGGCAAAGCCGCACTCCTGGCCGATCTCGCTGACCAACTCGCGTAATCCGCGCCCGAATACGGACGGTTCGCCGTCCCCATGCCATCCCCATCTGCTTCCCCAGCGTTATCCACAGGCTGGGGAAACGCTCAGGTAGAGGGTTTGCCTCCACCACCAGTTGAGGGTGGCGGCGCGATCGCCGCGTCAGGCGCCCAAGATCGTTCGGGCGATGCGTTCCAAGTCGGCCACGTCGGCACACTCGATGCGCAATGCGCCGCGTGCTGAAGACGTCGGGGGGTTGACGACTGCCCTGGTCGACAAATGTTCGCCGATGAGGTGCGCCAAGTCGGCCAATGCCGGGTCACCGTTGGAACGCGATGCAGCGGCCGGCTTTTTCTTGCGTGTCGTAGTACCAGAAGTGGTAATCAGTGCTTCGGTGGCGCGAACCGACAGACCGTCACGCACCACTTGTTGTGCGACGCGCTCTTGTTGCGCGCGGTCGGTGATGCTGAGCAGCACCTTGGCGTGACCAGCGGTCAACCGTCGGTCGGCGATCAACTGTTGCACGGACGCAGGTAGACCGAGCAATCTGATCGCGTTGCTGATCGTCGCGCGGTTCTTGCCCACGCGAGACGCCAGTTGATCGTGGGTCAACCCGAAGTCTTCGAGCAGTTGTTGGTACGCCGCCGCCTCTTCGAGCGGGCCGAGATCTTCGCGATGCACGTTCTCGATGAGTGCTTGCTCTGCTGACGCCGCGTCGGTTGCGTCACGAACGATCACGGGCACGTTCGTCAGCCCGGCGCGTTGCGCAGCCTTCATTCGTCGTTCGCCGGCGATCAGTTGGTACGCGCCGGGTCGCACGGTGCGCACGAGCAACGGTTGCAACACGCCCACCGCACGAATCGACGCCGCCGTGGCCCTCATCATGCCCTTGGGCGTGCTGGCGGGCGTGGCACACGGCCCCGAAGAAGAGCCGAATATCCTACTGATCTAGCCTAATGCCCGACGAAAACGAAGCGATCGAAGACATCGTCGAAATGCGTTCCGGCATCTCCCGCGTGTTCGAGGAGATCGTCGAGCAGCGGAAGACGGCCGCCGGCGTGGCGATCTCGCCTGAGGCTAGCCTTCAATGCAGCGGCATTCTGGCCGCCGTCAAAGTCGTCAGCGAGTCGGTCGCAAGCCTGCCGCTGCATCTGTACGAGCGGACGCCGGACGGCAAGAAGGTCGCCGAGGATCACCCGCTCTACGACGTTCTGGCCTACGAGCCCAACGATTGGATGACGTCCTATGAGTTCAAGGAGCTCATGCAGTCGTGGCGTATGCTCTGGGGCGTGGGCTATGCCCAGATCAAGCCGGGCCGGCGTGGTGCCGTCGATCAACTGATCCCGCTGCACCCCTCCAGGATGAAGCCGGAGCGGCTCAAGAACGGTCGCCTACGGTACGCCTACCAGGAACCGGAGAAGCCGACGCCGACGTATTTCAGGCAGGACGAGGTCTTCGCCTACCGCGGCCTCTCGCCGGACGGCGTCAACTGCTACGTCCCGACGATCCTGATGCGGGACGCGATCGCACTTGCCAGGGCCACCGAACTGCACAGTTCGGCGTTCTTTGGCAACGGGGCAAGACCAGGCACCGTGATCGAGAACGATCAGCCGCTCAAGCCCGAGACGCTCCAGCGGCTCCGCGAGCAGTGGAACGAGATCCACGGCCGCGGCCCCGAAAATGCCTACAAGACGGCAGTATTGCCCCACGGCAGTCATGTCAAGGAACTCTCGGTCAACAACGATACGAACCGTCTGGTGGAAACCAGGCGCTACCAACTCGAGGAGGTGGCCCGCGCCTTCCGCGTTCCAGGCTACATGCTTGGCGACATGACCAAGTCGTCGTATGCGTCGGTCGAGCAGCAGGCCATCGACTTCGTCACGTTCACGCTGGTTCCGGACCTCCGACGCTTCGAGGCTGCCTGCCGCCGCGACCTCGTGGTCGACGACAAGCGGTTCTTCGCCCAGTTCGACGTTTCGGCGCTCCTGGTGGGCGACTTCAACGCCAGGGCGTCGTTCCTCAGAGAGATGTGGAACCTGGGCGTTTTCAGCACCAACGAGGTGCGGCAGCAGCTTGGTTACAACCCCGTCGAAGGCGGCGACAAGCGGTTCGTCCAGGTGAACATGCAACTCCTGGAGAACTACACGCCCGGCAACCCGACGGCGGCCCCGACCAAGGTTCTGGAGCAACCCGCCGAACAGCCGGCGCCTGACCAGCAGGACGCCCCCGTGCCGGCCGACCCCGCGGCGACCGACTCACGCGCCGCCGAGGTGCTCTTCACCTCGACGCTTCGACGCCTCGCGGCCATCGAGGCCGACGGCATCCTCGAGCGCCGAAACAAGCCGGCCAAGCTGGCGGCCTGGTTCGAGGCCCACGGTCAGCGGATGCGGACGGAGCTTCAGGACGCCGCCACCGCGACGGGCCGCGACATCGACGAGTTCGTGACGGCCTGGATGGATCAGTCGCGAGATTTGCTTCTGGACTGCCACCGGAGTGGCAAGCCTTACGAGGAGGTGACGGGAACATGGACGGACAGAGCGAACTTGAAATCCGCATGATCGGCGAGGCTCCTGGTCTTGAGGTCAAGACCGAGGAGAACGGCAAGACGGTCATCCGCGGGTACGCGGCCGTCTTTGACTCCGACTCGCAGGACTTGGGGGGGTTTGTGGAGCGGGTGCTCCCCGGCGCCTTCGACGACGTCTTGAAGACGAACCCAGACGTCTTCGGCAAGTACAACCATGCCCGCGTCATCGGCCGAACCTCCAGCGGGACGATGAAGCTGACGGTCGACGGCCGCGGCCTGCGGTACGAGATTTCGCCGCCGCGCAGCGCCGCCGACGTCGTCGAGTTGATCGAGCGCGGCGATGTTCGCGGCTCGAGCTTCGCCTTCCGCACCAAGGGTGACGGAGAGCGCTGGTACAAGGACGAGCGCGGCCGGATGATCCGCGAGATCAGGAAGTTTGACTTCCTTGGTGACGCCGGCCCCGTCGACACGCCGGCGTACCTGGCGACGGAAACCTACGTCAGCAAGCGGGCGCTCGAGATGGCCCGAGCAGAGGATGCAACACCGCCGGCCGAGGCTGAAACACGCGCCGCCGCGACGATCTTCGCCGTCGGCGACTTCGTGGCGTGGGACGGCGGCATGGGCCGCGTCGAGCACGTTATGACTGAGGGCACTCTGGGGGAGGCCGGGTCTGAGTACGCGCTCGAGGCCAAGGAGGACGACCCGGCGGCGCTCGTGAGAATCTATGAAGAGGGCGAGGAAACCGACCTCTTTGTCGGAAGGATGATGTCCGATCTGACGGGCATCGCAGAGCCGCAGATGGAGGACGATGACGAGCGTGCCGTCAGCCTCAAGCCGACGGCCGGCATGGCCGCCGCCGCGAAGCGTGGGCTCAAGCTCCACGAAGAGGGTAAGAGCGGCGACGGCCTGAAGCCCGAGACAGTCGCCCGCGCGAACCGCCTGGCACGCCGCGAGGAGATGAATCCGGATTGGGTTCGCGAGATGAATGCCTGGTTCGCCAGGCACGCCGCGGACCAGCGACCAGGGTGGGATACGCCGGGCAGTGAGTCGCCAGGATTTGTGGCGCACCTTCTTTGGGGAGGCACTCCGGCTAAGAACTTCGCCGCACGCAAGGTGAAGCAACTCGAGGCTGAGTCCGCGCGGAGCATCGCAGTCGAAGTATCGGTCGACACCACCGACTACATGGGCAAGATCGCGGCGCTCAAGGCTGCGATCCTTTCGACTCCGTTGCACGGCGGTTCGTCGGTGCGATAGCCTACAAGTAGAGAGAACGCTCGCGATGGATGTCGCGAGAGCAGTGCGAGTTCTTCGCGGATGCGAAGCGCGGCGCGCTAGCGGGACCAATCACCCGCCGGCCGTCGTGCATTCAATGCCCGCCAGGCCGGCTCATTCAGGAGCAGGCCAATCATGGCGAGCAACCTCAAGCGTCTTCAGGATCGTGCCGCGGCCGTCGCCGCGCGGATGAACGAACTGGCCTCTGTGGCCGAGCGGTCGGAAGACCAGACCGCCGAACTCCGTCGCCTCTCCGACGAGGCCGACACGGTCAAGACCGACCTGGAGTTCGAGGGCAAGCTCGCCGCGAAGGAGGCTGAACTCCGTGCGGTGGTCGAGAAGGCCGCCCCGGCGCCGGCCCCCGCCGCGGCTTCCGTCGAAGAGCCGAAGAAGACCGAGATTCGGGCGATCTACCCGCATCACACCTCGCTGCGGGCCTTCAACGACGGCCCCGATGCCGTCGAGCAGGCGTACCGCTGCGGCCGGTGGATCCGCGGCGTCGTCTTCAAGAACCAGGACGATCTCCGGTGGTGCCGTGACCACGGCGTCGAGGCCCGCGCCCTCAACGAGGGCAGCAACTCGGCCGGCGGCGCGCTGGTCCCCGAAGAGTTCGCGGCCCGCGTGATCCGGCTCGTCGAGACGTATGGCACGTTCCCCGGCGCCGCCGAGAACGTGTCGATGTCGCGTGACACCCTGGTGATCCCGAAGCGGCTCACCGGCACCTCGGCCTACTTCATCGGCGAGGGCTCCAGCATCACCGAGAGCGAGCCGACCTACGGCAACGTGAGCCTGACTGCCAAAAAGCTCGCGGTGGCTTGCCGCATGAGTTCGGAGGTGGTGGAGGACGCTGTCATCAGCCTCGCCGATGCCTGCGCCCAGGAGTTCAGTACCAGCCTGGCCTACACCGTCGACACCTGCGGGTGGATCGGTGACGGCACCAGCACCTACGGCGGTATCCGCGGCATCGTGTCGAAGATCAACGACGGCAACTACACCGCCTCGGTGGTGTCGGCCGCCAGCGGCAACACGGGCTTCGAGACGCTCGACCTGGAGGACTTCCTGGGTGTGATGGGCAAGCTGCCCATCTACGCTCGCCAGGGAGCCGCCTGGTACATCTCGCCGTCCGGCTACGCCGCGTCGATCGCTCGCCTGAAGTACGCGGCCGGTGGCAACACCGTCGGCGAACTCGGCACTGCGGCCGGCGAGACGTTCCTGGGCTACCCGGTGCGGATGGTGCATGTGATGAACAGCACCCTCGGCGCGGACAGCAACAAGGTCAAGGTGCTCTTCGGCAACCTCGGCCTGTCGAGCATCTACGCCAAGCGGCGTGACTTCTCCGTCCGGCTCTACGATCAGGTCTACGCGA